ATTATAGAGCTTTTGGCATGGGCAATCTCTATTGGTTGCTCTATTACTATGGCACTTACTGTACCAACCCCACCATTACTTATTTTATATCCTATTTGGATTGCTGGTTGTGCTATGTATGCGTGGGCTGCTTGGACTCGCAAATCATTTGGCATGCTGGCTAACTACATCTTGTTAACTACTATTGATACTATTGGATTGATTAGGATGTGTATGTGAATTTTTCAGAATTCTGTTTTTTATAAATAAACATGAGATTAAAATGATACTGGAATCCTATGTTTTTTTGTCCTTTCTGTAATAAAAATTATACTACTTTGCGTGGTATTTCTCAACATATAAACAAGCAATACAAGCTAAATGCTAAAGATATAATTTTTAATTCTTGGCCAGACTTATTTCGTAATTGTTTATGTTGTAGTAAAAAAATAAAACAATATACGTCGGATTCCCAAAGCAGAAAATTTTGTAATAAGATGTGTGAAATCTCTTGGAGAAAAGAAAAAAAACAAAGCCAGGAAACTATTAATAAAAGAATTGCAAATACGGACCAAAAAAAGAAAGAAAAATTTAGGCAAAAAACTATGATGGAAAGATATGGTTCATTAGAACATTCACCAAATCCTAAAGAAAAATCTAAAAAGATATCAAAAGCTTTGACCGGTATAAAACATACAAAAGAACACCACAATAAAATTACTATTTCTAAAATTAAAAATGGTACAATAAAACATACACAAGAAACAAAAGATAAAATTAGTGTTATTGTAACAAAAGCTCTAAATTCTCCTAATTTTGACAAATCTAAATTGGTATCACACAAAAAAAATAATTATAAACAAGGAGATTATAAAGGTTTTTATTGCAGGTCATCATATGAAAAACTTTTTGTTGATTTTTGTGAAGAATATAATATAAAATTATCATCGGCCGAAAATAACGAATTTGCGGTAAATTATGAATCTGATGGAAAAATTAAAACTTATTTTCCGGATTTTTATTTGGTAGATTTTGATTTGGTGGTTGAAATAAAGCCGATTTCAATGTATGATTATGGTGACAACCAAATAAAATTTATTGAAGCTAAAAAGAAATATAGGTTTGAAGTTCTTACTGAAGAAGAACACATTTTGAATAAAGAAAATTGGAATTTATTATATGAACATCTTTGCCTTGTCTAAAAATGTTGAAGAAATTGCCATGTGGCAAGTGGATAAACATTGTATAAAAATGCCACTTGAAAGTGCAATGATGTTATCTTCAGCACACCGTTATCTTGATGGTAAAGAAACAATTGTCAAATCAAAAACAGGTCGTAATGTAAAAAAATATATACTTAACGATGAACGTGAAAATATACTTTATGGTGTATCGCACCTCAACCATCCTTGTACCAAATGGACATATGAAACATCCGAAAACTATAGATGGCATTATAATTTATTAATAGCAATGTTAAAAGAATATACTTATCGTTATGGTAAAAATCATGCTTGCGAAAAGTTATTGCCTTTTTTGAAGAACCTTCCAAAAAATATTAATATTGGACAGCAAACATCTTTTGTGACAGCCATGCCAGATGAATGTAAAGTTCCAGGTGATTCTCTTACATCTTATCGTAGGTATTATGTTATGAATAAGAAACACTTATGGTCGTGGAAGGGAAAGATAAATAGTAGAGAGCGTCCTCGCTGGATGTCAGATATGGCGATGGACAAATTACACCAAACCAATGTAGAATTAGGATTGATTTATTAATGCCAACATATGATTTCTTAAATAAAGAAACAAATGAAATAGAAGAGCACCGTATGTCCTATACTGTGTTAGATGAATTCCTACAAACAAATCCCAATCTGATAAGATATCATTCAGCCGAGAACCTACCCGTTTTTGGTGATGGTGTTCGTATGTCGGTACCAGGTATCGGTCAGCCTCATGCGGCTTTTGAAACGGGGGTTATTCAGAGGATGCAAGAAACTATTCCTGGTAATACTATGAGTGGCCACAAAACCAAGCGGCCGAGAGAATTCTAAGGTAATTTCCATCCTTTGTTTGATTTTAAACGACCCATTGCAACTTGTTTTAAACTTTGTTGATTTAAATTATTATCTCTAGCAAATTTAGCTAAATTAGTAAAAGTCACTAATACATTTTTAGGTGATAAAAGTGTGTATTCTTTTGAGTGTTTTTCTCCCATAACACACATAGATTCTTTTATTTTTTGATTATATTTCTGTAAAGCTTCTTCAAAATTGTTCTCATTATCATATGTGTAATAACAACCTTTATATGAAAACCTTTTGCCGATTAATACTTTCTTAAATGATTCATAATTTAAATTATTTACATTACAAAAATTTTTTATATGTTTTCCTTCAACAATATGTCCATCTTTATGCCAAACTTTAAATACTTTACCGCAAGATATACTATTTTTAATTTTTGATTTTTCTTTGTGCTTGAAACCTAACATACCATCACCACCCAAAGTCATGTTGTATCCGTTAGAATTATTAAAATTAACATGAGAATGATATTCAACGATAAAATAATTTTCCATAACATCTTTAGTGTGTTTACCATCCTTTGAACGATAAATTACTTCCCATTCGAAATTTTGTTTACCATATTTTCTAATTGCTTTATGAAAAACATCATTATATGCTATTGATTTTTCATTTTCACTATCTCTAATATGTCTTTTCATCCTTTTTGGCCAATTGGAGTCAAAACCAATATAAACTTTACCATTGACAGTATTGACAACTTTATAGATTGAATATATAATCATATGAGAACCTTTCCAATAATTTTATTTATACAAAAAGTAACCTAGAGAATGGTAAAACAACTGATTCCTGTCCTGTTAATCAACAAAGGAGGTATTGATGTTAATCCGCCTATAAAGAAATACTCCAAAAAAGTTAAAAATAATAATAACAAAAGGAGTTTGGATGTCACAAAAAAGAGGAATGTCAAAGCAACAGCGTCTTTATTACGAACAAAACAATAAAGATAAAGTCAGAGAAGAATTACAAGAAATAATGAAGCATGAAAAAGAAATTAACGATAAAAGAGTTACTGTGGTGACCTTTGATCCACATAGGAACTCATATTATAATTGATATAAATAAAATAATAATAAAGGAACGATAGGTGTTAACGATTTTAGGTAATGAATCAGTTACAATCGGCATTAATTAAGGAACCCCATAATGAAAAACAAAGTTGATTTTATATATGAATACTCAGATTTAAATGGACTTCAAACTAGGGTTCAGGTTTTGACTGGTGAGTATAAAGATACTATTATTGAGTTTGGCGGTTCTAACCTCTTACAAGAAGGCGATAAAAACGTATTTACTTTTAATTACACAATATTTCAAGTCCCTAAAAAATTTATAGACATACAACTTAAAGGCAATACGGAGTTTGAAAAATTCTTAGCGTATCTTTTAGTAGACGTTATAGCGGCTCGTAAAAAAGATAAAAAAGAACATAATAAACTTATGGAAGCCGTTAGTTTTAATGGTGTACAGAATTCAAAAATTAAAATTGATGAAAAATTTTATCCGGATTTTATTTTAAAAACAAAAAAACAACCAATAGCTCAAGGATTGCAAGGGTTTTAATATGACTTTAAATTCATCAGGTCCAATTAGTTTAGCTGGCAGTACCACCGGGCAGTCCATCGCAGTAGAACTTGGCTTGGGAACTACAACTCAAATTAGTCTTAATGATGCGGCAGTAAGGACATTGGCTGGGGTTGCAAGTGGTGTAATTGCTATACCTACTGATTTTTATGGTAAAACGGATCGTAGAGTTCTTACAGTTACATTTACTACAAATACAGCCGATGCTACTACAAATGTCTCCGCATTAAGTGGTTATGCTGCTGGTAAAGCAGATGTAACAATTACCATTAATAGTGGTGTTTACTTGTATGCAACTACTACGGCAGGCTATGGGTACAACTTAACTGGTGGTACGGCCGGTGATACCATTCTCCTTGTAAACAACGGATACATTTGCGGCAAGGGTGGTGATGGCAATTATGGCAATGGCGGCCCAGCGCTTAATGTTGGAACAGGAATTAATATTACCGTGAACAATACCAATGCTTCTGCTTATATCGGCGGCGGTGGAGGTGCCGGCGCAGGCAATGGTCCGGGTGGTGGTGGCGGCGCAGGCGGAGGCACCGGTGGTAGCGGTGGCGGCAGTGGTGGTGGTCCCGGTGCATCTGGTTCGAATGGTGGTGGAGGCGGTAATTGTTGTTATGTTCAAGGTAGTGGTGGCGGAGGCGGAAGAATTTTTCCCGGCACAGGGGGCGCAGGTGGCAGCGGGTACGGTTCAGTTATTGGTGGTAGAGGTGGTGGCGCAGGCGGTGGAGGAGGCGGACTATGGGTAACAAATGGTCCTCCACCGTATTCTGGTGGCGCTGGTGGCAGCTCAAATAACGCTGGTAGTTTAGGAGTTGGAGCTAGTGGTGGTGGTGGATGGGGCGCCTCTGGTGGGAATGATTATTGTTTCGGAACACCCGGAGGAACTGGCGGTAAAGCCGTTAATTTAAATGGAAAAACGGTAACTTGGGTTTCTGGTAATACGACAAGAGTGTGGGGTACTGTATCATGACAATATATAAAGTTTTAAATCCTTCTGAAACGCCAACTTATTTTTGTCCGGACCAAGAAACGGTAGACAAAGGCAAAAGTTTAAAAATTTCTGGTAGTTTTGTTCTTGGAACGCAAGACGATGCAAATATAAAAGTGTTTGAAGTTCAACAAAATTTTTACAATTTAAATAAAGACAGATTTTCAATTTGCCAAAGTGTTATTGTTGATGATGGGGTTGCTTGGACTGCTATTGATTTGGATACAGAGCCAGACAATACGGATAAAGTCTATCAAGTATTTGACGCCATAAACGGATCACATGAAGAAGCAATAGGATTAAACTCAGCTAAAAACTTATTAAATGAGAAAAAACAGAAGTTTTTTAATTATTACAATATTGCGCAACCTATAGAAATGGATAAATTTCCAGTGCAACAGGTCCAAACAACAGGAACTCAAACATTATGAACGAATCAAATAGAATATCTCCAGCACATAGTTTTGTTTATGATGGCGCCCGTATGAATATTTTTCATGCTAATAAAGGTGAAGGACTTCCAAAACATGGGCATAATTTTGCACACGCTACATTTTGTATGAGTGGCTCCTGCTATTTACGCAAAGAAGGTAAAGAAATTGTGATTGACAAATTTACACAACCTATAAATTTGGTTGCCGAAGAATGGCATGAAATTGAAGCTATTGAAGATAATACTGTATTTTGCAATGTATTTGCAGAAGGAAAGTATTGACATTCTCTTTGAATTGTGTTACCCTACATTATGACATTTAATTATTGCCCACCAAAAAATCTTCCTGATTTAAAATCCGAAACTCAATCTGATGGTAAAAGGTATTATACTTTACCAGATGGTACCAAATTGCCTTCTGTAACTACGGTACTAGGTGCCATGAAGAAGGACGCAATCATGGCGTGGCGTAAAAGAGTAGGTGAAGCCAACGCTAATGCAATCTCAAAGAAAGCAACAGGTCGTGGTACCAATGTTCATACACTATGTGAACGATATTTAAACAATGATTCATTAGGTGATATTATGCCTGATGCTAAAGAAATGTTTGTATCACTTAAACCATTACTCAATCGTATCAACAATATTCATTACCAAGAATGTGCATTATGGTCTACCAAATTAGGTATGGCTGGCCGTGTAGATTGTATTGGTGAATTTGATGGTGTATTATCTGTGATTGATTTTAAAACATCCAAAAAGATTAAAAGTAAAGATATGATTGAAGATTACTTTTGGCAAACCTCTGCATATTCTTTGATGTATGAAGAACTGATTGGCGTACCAATAAATAATTTAGTAATCATTATGGCAGTAGAGAATGAACAACCTTTATTATTCCAAGAAAAAACAGAAGATCATATAAAGGGTTTAGTAAAGGCAATTAAGTTTTATAATGACCAGAAATGGTAATTTCCTGTTTAGATTAAAACAGGTGGTGGGTCGGGACTGAATAAAGTGGTAATAATGAATAAAACGCTTGACTAAATATAAGTTTTATGGTATAATAGATATATGAAAAATAAGTATTGGAAGAAACTCTGCACACCAGAACAAAATAGAAATCAAACTGGAGCTTTAATTTTATTGGCCAGTTCACTTACTATTATGTTTCTTGCATGGTTGATTTTTGTAAAATAATTCGTTGAAATTATTAAAAAGTTTGGTAAGACGGGAGTGCGAATCTCCCCGACTCCACCAGCAACTACATTAGAACGAACCGAGTATTCGGTAGCAAACAGAGCCAGAACTGGTCTAGTGTAGTTCCTAATGGGGTCGAATAGAATCGATTATCAGATTAGTATAATAATGGAGAATCGCCAGAGTAGGCGTAATAACTAAATATTTAAACGCAAACGATAATTCGTTTTCTCAATTAGCTATTGCAGCATGATTGAGTGGGGTTGATAACCTTATTACCCAATAATTAAAGTTTGGATGTTCTTTTTAAAAACATCCACTACACACACATCACACACTTCTAATATTAACTTTAATAGGAGATGTTGTATGATAAATGAATATTTAATATATTGGATACACAATAAAGAAGAAACCGATATAAATACCCAAGGTTATGTTGGTATAACAAATAATCTAAAAAGAAGATTAATAGAACATAAACGACATAAAGACAATATATTAGTTGGCAGAAATGTTGATATATTCTTACAAGGTGAAAAAGAATATTGTAAGCAAATAGAAAATCATTTAAGACCAAAAAGATATATTGGATTAAATTCGATGTCAGGTGGCGGAATGCCACCAGATGCAACAGGAATTAAAAGAAGTGATGCAACAAAACTTCTAATGTCTTTGAATAATGTTGGCTTCAAAGGAAGAAAACATAGCGAAGAAACTAAGAAAAAAATGAGTGCATCAAGAAAAGGTTTGGGTAAACCTCACACAGAGGAAACCAAAAAGAAACTTTCTGAAATTGCAAAACTAAGAAAGTTTAATCCTATGACGGGTAGGAAACATAGTGAAAAAACTCGTCAACTTATATCTGAAAAATGCAGACATAAGAAACACACACAGACACATAAAAATTAGGAGAAAATACCATGAATGCTTTTCAATTGCGATTAGAATTATTAAAAATGGCTCAAGGCCTTGTATCAGACGAATACTCTTATAAAAGGAGTGCTATGTTGGAGCAATGGCAATCTCAAGTATCATCTGCTCAAGTAGCAGGAACCCCATCTCCAACATTACCAGAATTACCACCATTCCCCACCGAGGAAGAAATTGTAAAGAGAGCTGAAACTCTTAATAATTTCGTTTCTCAAACTCCCCCAAATCCCACTCCACCACCAGAAGTAAAAATTACAAAGAAAACTAATTCGTAATTGGAGACCAAGGCGACCTGATGTTAGGTCGCCGTAATCAATAAGGAAGAAACATGTTTAAAATTAATTCAAAGAAGTTTAATTTATTAACAATAGTATTAGCGGTGATTACTGCATTATATACTATGCCAACAATATCGAAAGAGATGATTACAACTTTTTCAGAAAAACAAATATCATCCAATTTTAATAAACAGGTTGATTGTTTAGCTAAAAATATTTACTATGAATCAGCACATGAGCCTTATGAAGGCAAATTAGCGGTAGCACAAGTAACAATGAATCGTGCTAACTCAGGAAAGTTTCCATCAGATGTGTGTGATGTCGTATATCAAAAAACTACCGATACCAACTTAAAAACGGTATGCCAATTTTCTTGGACTTGCATGGTCAAAGAGATTCTAATCAAAGACAAATATGCTTGGGAAGAATCGGTATTGATTGCTAGACGAGCATTGACAGAACCACATTTACATGATACAATAGCAGAATCGAATGCATTGTATTACCATGCAGTCTATGTCAACCCCGGTTGGAATAAAACTAAAGTTGTCAAACAAATAGGTAATCATATATTTTATAAAACCATTTAATATGCCCACTCGTGATGAAATAAAACAATTTAGTATTTTGATTGAACAGATGGCAACAGAAAAACATTTAGGACTTATGGATGCCATCTGTCATCATTGTAAAGAAACTGGATTAGAAATAGAAGTGGCAGCAACATTAATATCTTCTGCTCTTAAAGCCAGAATTAAAGAAGAAGCACAAGATTTAAATCTATTAAAGAAAACTTCAAAACTGCCTATATGACAGAATCAACAGGCTTTGCAGCATATGCCTTATGGAATGCTTTGAAGTTACACTTTACCTCCTCATCTTACGATTACTTTAAATATAATGGTAAGACCAATGTTTCAAAAGATTCCTTTTCTATACGAAAGGACAAATATTCTTTTTATCGGTTATCCCGTAAATACAGTTTGGAAGAATTAAGAAATTACATGGTTGCCAACTTTGTATTTGGTAAGAGTAATTGGGTAGGAGAAATGATGGGTACCGAAGCAGAAGATACTTACAAAAACTGGCAAAAAATCCAACAGAGCTTGACTTATACCTTTGAAAATGATATAATTAATCTGTTAGAAAATGAAAAAATATTTGAAGTCCATAATGGTGAATATCCATTTTTATTAACAAGTACGATGCGTTATAATACTCAATTAGAAACTTTATGCATACTTGATGATCTTATGAATTTCTTTCCAATGTGGTCCAAGAAAATTACTGATGATGTGGTATGGCCAAATTTCAAAATGAAATGTGAAAAATATAAACCATTCATCAGTTACGATAAAGAAAAATTTAAAAATATATTAAAAGAAAAAATTAAAGAGTATGCTTAAGCCAAAAATTAGTTGCATTTATTTGGACATGGATGGAGTTATTGCTGATTTCAACAAGCGGTACAAAGAACTCTATCATATGAATCCAAGAGATGCGGAAAAGAAAAAAGAGTTTGATAAATTCTTTGATGAGTTTATTGCTACTGGCCAGTTTGCTACACTAGATTTGATGCCAGATGCTATGGAAGGAATTACATTTTTACGCAAGTTAAATGTGCCAACACAGATTTTATCTTCTACTGCCTCTGAAAAAAGAAACGATGCAATTGCCAAACAAAAGTTGGTTTGGTTACAAACTCATGGTATTACATTTACACCTAATTTGGTACCAGGAAAAAGATTGAAAAGAAACTTCGCAGCACCAGATAAGATTATTATTGATGATACTGAAGTGGTAATCGACCAATGGCGTGAGGCTGGTGGCATTGGTATTCTTCATAAAGATTGGCCAACAACTGTGGCAATATTACAAATGTATGTT